GCATCCCACTCCTGACCCGCGAGTTGCTGACTGGCGTCCAACGCATTGTATTCATCCTGCCGATTGATCTGTGCCGCCTTCTGCGCGGTGTCCCGGCGACCGGACAAAATCTGCTGCATCATCTGCTGCTGACCTTGATTCTGCAACGCTTGCTGCGTTCCACCCCCCGCACCAAAACCCCGACCCGCAAGCGCCTGTTGCCCCTGTGCTTGGGACTGCCGCATCATCCGCTGTGCTGATTCCTTCTGTGCTTCGTTCTGGCGATCCTGCCACTGTTGGCCCATGGTTTCAGGATTCGCGAGAATCTTCTGCATCCGCCCCTGCTGTTGGGCATAATACGGATTCATGCCACGGAAGGACGATGGCACGCCAGCGGCTGGGGCTTGCTTTTGCCACTGTTGAGTTGCTGCTGTTGGGCCGAGTTGATCGACCGTGGGCACCTGTGGGTTCGAAGGCGGCGGGGGCGGCGGAGCACCCGCAGGGGCATCCCACTGACTATCGAGCCAGTCCATGCCCTTGTTATACATTTCCCCAGTAACTTGGTCATCGCCCTTATAGCCCGTGTGCTGACCCAGTTGGTTCCACTGATCTTGATTAATCGTCTTCCCACGCTGTTGCGCGTAGTAATTCAACCCCTCCGAGGCTTGCTTGAAATTGCCCTTCAAACCACTCGCTTGACGCTTCAATGGATCTAATCCATACTGTTGCCATGGATTTGTGCCCTGCGCTGGCACTGGACCGCCGATTGGTTTTTGTGGGCGAGTTGTTCCACCAGTTTGCTGCGCCCCCACGCCTTCTCTTAACATTTGCTGATACCGCTCACTGCCCCGATCTGGCATAAAGTCGAAGTCTCTATTTGGATTCGTCATGTTATCTTCCAACTCCGGGCATCATGCCCCCTTGCTGTTGCTGCATCAGCCATTCGAGAAACTGCATGGCTGAATTCTCATCCTGCACTTCGGGCATGCCACCTTGAGCATTCTGCGACTGGGGCATCCCCTGCGTCATTGAATTAGACATCGCGTTGTTGTACACCGCCGTACTCGGGCCTTGCGGACCCGTCGGGGCTTGACTACCCCCCACAGGGCTCCACTGCCACCCCGCGCCCTGTCCGCCTGCGGTCGCAGCACGAATCACATCCACTGGCTCCATGGGGCCATCTGGACCGTCGGGATCCAACAGATCCTCATTCGCATGCGGCACGATTGTGGCATTGGGGAAGGCTTTTTGGAACTCAGGCAACGCCCGACGCAACGCGCCCGGCTGGGTCACATCAAAATTCGACGCAATCGTGCCGAACATGTTTTTCATTGTATCGGATCCACGTTCGCCCGAGCCCCAGCCTTGGGTGTTGAAGCCTTCGAGTTGGCCCATGAATTGTCCGGGCTTGAAATAATCCCGCATGCCTTGGATGTCGGTAAAGCCCGCCATGGAGCGTTGTGCGGCAGCTTGCAACGCCGCGTAGTCGCCTCCGGCCTGTGGACCGGCCTGTGGACCAGTCTGCCCCCATCCGGGGCTTCCCGGTCCAGTATACGCCGGGTTGTTCACCCCACCGGGGCCATAGCCGCTCGACGGATCCGCTTGGCGGGGATCCACACTGCCCTCGGTGCCGGGTCGCTGACGATTCATATACTGGCCCGGTGGCAAGTTCCGATACTCCTCATCCCACTGCCGTTGAGCGTCGGCAAGCGACCTCGGTGGCGTCACATACGCAGGCACTCCCGGCATTCGTGCGCCCCTGCCGAAGTCGCCACTCCCGGTGCTCACGCCGCGTGGCTGGACGGTCAGACGGGCATCGCCCGGTTGGGGCGAATGCTGGAAATTTGGATACGCTGGCGTCGGCAGTCCTTGGGACCGGTCAGCGTTAAATCCGCCATTCCGCGATTGCCACGCTGGGGGCACCCCACCAGCATCCAGCGGTGTCGCCATCGCGTTCCGAATCCCTGCGGTGAACGGATTATCCGCTCGGGTCTGATATGCCTGTTGGGCGTATTGGTTCTCGCCCATCGGCGTGCGACCGGGCATGGATTGATTCGCATACTGGCCATACTGTGGCTCAGGTGCCCTTTGGGGCTGCTGTGGATAGACATTCGGCGGCTGGCCATTGCCAATCGTCGGGTCATATCGCAACTCCTCACGATCAAGACTCGATCCCGCAAACTGTTCGTCTTCAGGCCGAAGCAACCGCTGGCGCATGCCACGGTTTGGTTGACCATAGCCCACTGGGCCACCATTATTTCTTTGCACGCCATACGCCATGTGTTATAGTCCTAGCTTAATGAGGCGGTTGATCCACCCACTGATAAACGGATGCTTGGTCAAGTTGACCAAGAACTTCATACGCCAACGCAAAATATCCTTTGGATCAGCCAATCGGTTCAACGCCGTGAGCGTTTGTGGTCCAATCTGCCCATCCACCGTTACACCTAACTCTCTTTGCACGTGTCTAATGGCGCTGGGACCGGAATGCACCAACCAATCCAAGAGCCATTCGGCTGCTCGTGGATCAGACACTCTGGCGAGGGAGAATCGCTGATAGAAATCCCGTTCATAAATATCTCTGGCCTCGGTTCGTGATAAACCTTGAATGTCGAGGTCAGGATATGAACGTTTAGAGATCCCATACTTCGTCTCTCCTCCGGGGTCTGCGGGATGGTGTACATACCCACCTTCACGTTGGATCAACCGTTCGATCATCCCCTCAACGTCGTGTGAGAACATTTTCAATCCGTGCTATGCTGGCTTTGATTTCTTGAAGAATCTGCTCAGTATTGCGCTTTGACTCTTCAAGTGTGGTGATCCTCTGCTCGTGCTCCAACAATGTCTCTTGCTGCTGAGACGCTGTAGTATACGCACGTGTTCGGTCGTCGTCCACGGATTTGATGTAGTAGCCGCCAAAAAACAACAACAATGTGGTCACAGCGGCCACAATTAACTTGTAGACCGCTAGCATGTCAGTATCCTTGATTCTAGGGTCCATGTGTCACCGGAGGAAAAGTTCCCGAATGGAAACGAAAGGAAGGAGATTTTGTGGGTATTATACCACATTTTGAGGGTTTTTGTCAACAAGTTCCTCCTCCTTCTGCTTCTTCTTCGCCTGCCGTTCCTGCCACCAGTCCTTGGCCACCGCCAAGGCAATCTTTCCAAGCCATGCTTTCCAGTTCATCGGTGTCCATCCTTTGCCATCCACACGACCTTGGAGGCCGAGGATCGCACGATATCGGCTGGGGAGACCCCATCCGCGTCAGTTTCGTCACTAACTAAAAACATTGGCCCTGCTGACGAGTGACGGTCATCTCTGACCACATACTCGGAACAGAACATCTTGTTGTTGTCCCTCCCCTGCCACCGTGCGAAGAAGGACCATAGGATGCCGATATAATCGTAGCCCTGATCTTTGACTTCTTGCCAGAAGGCATCCGATTTCGATCGTTCCCAGATCCCCGTCCGCCGTCGGATCATCCCCAGATGCTTTGGGCGAAAGGGCACTTCCTGCGCCCCCTCGCCTTCGACGAATTCCCGTTGCATCCCATTCCCAATGTAGACCGCCACGTGGGTCCACTCCGAATAGGTCTTGAGCTTGATCAGTCGAGAGACAATCCCCTCCCCCGAATATACGAGAATATCTCCCGGCTGCAACAGCCGCAGAAGATACTCCCGCATCAGTCGAGTTCCTTGAGCGAGATATTTGCCTTGATATTCCCAACTGGCCATCCGGCTTTCCCCTGCACCGTGAACCCACGGTCAAAGCGTTCATTCAGTCCATCCACTGAGGCTTTCAACGCCGCATTGGAAGCTTCCTGTTGATCCACATTATCGACCAGCGCCGCGACGAAATCGTCTGAATTCTGACAGGTGTGATCATCAAGTTGCTGGACTTTGTTGTTCAACAACTCCAACGATCGTGCCAGACGCTCTTGCGATGCCAGCACTGCTTTGAGTTGCTGTTCTACAGCTTGGACCGCATTGACCAACGTGGTGTCTACCGGGGGTGGCGTGACCACCACCGGAGGGCCTTGCTGGCCGTCGTGGTATCCCGGCACTGGCAGTGGCTGGATCCACCGACCTGCGGCACGATGCGACTCCACCGTGGGATCGTTCAACACTTGCCACGCTGGGCGAGGGTCTGGCCCACCAGCGGCCCCAATCACATCCACCACGGTGATGCGCCGATCACCGTCGCTCGGATCAAACCCAATCCCTTCGCCCTTCCAATTAATCGCATCTTGACTCAACACCGTGGTGCCGCGCTTGCCGTTCAAGCCCCAGCGAGGATCAAGCTTCGTGTGCATTTCATACGCAAGCAATCGGATCCACAACTCGGTATTCGGCCCATTCGTGTGCGCCTCGCGGAACTCCCGTGGATACTTATTCGCCGTTTCCACAACGAACTGAAAATGATTCGGAACTGCCATCTGTTGTCTCCTTATTGAATCTCGAACGTTATTGACGCTCGAATAGACGTCGTGTTTGCCGCCGCTGTCCAGTTCGTCGCTGCGCCGTTGTTCACAAACATACGCACCGTGGTGCCTGCCGAGTCGATGAACCAAAAGCCATTGTACGCCGTGCCATTGTCTATTCCACTAAGCGATCCACCGGCTGACGTATTGGCTACACGACTGTTGGGGATTGTTAGACGCAATTCCGTCCCAGTCGCTGCTGTCACAGTCGTTGTGGCCAATTGAATGTTCCAATGCATTGTCTTGCCAATTTCCACGTAACGATTGTGTGTCACATCACCAGCTTCGACCGTCCACCCTCCGGCACCGTTCGTGGTGAAGTTTCCTGCTGCAAACGTCGGCGTGGTCCACGTCGTGGGCAGTTGACTAAACAACAACCCCGTGAGGTTCGCCCCGCTCATGTTGCTCAAATAGATCGAGGACAACGCTGGGATCCTTCCACTCGTGTCCACAATACCCACGTTGCCCGATCCGGCGTTGATCCCGCCCGCGACATCCAGCGCACTCGCACCCGTGGACGACAACGTCATGCTGGTGATCGAGGGCGTGGCGCTCGACCCCACCACCGCACTGATATCCACACCATCGATGGTCACGCCGGGATCCACGGCAATATTTCCTGTGATCGTGCCACCGGCTCGATTCAATGCCCCTGAGCCGAGGGTCGAAAAATTCGTATTCAACTGACTCACTGGCACACTGGTGGTGAACACATTCGGCGTGGTAATCTGACTCGACGTCGGCATCGTCAGCCACAACCCCAAGAACAAACTCAATACCGCCACCGCGAGCATTTTCGACTTCATCATCAGATTCTCTCCGTGAATAAAAGCAACCGCGTGGAATATCCCGCGACTGTGGACCGGAGGACTAAATATCCCGGCCCTGTTTGTGGCACGTTACTATCGGTCACCCGATAGATCGTCGCAATGGTGCCATCTGCCAATCCGCCTTGACTTACATCCAGCCATCGCACTTTTCGCGGGTCATCTTCAACCAATCGTTGGTATCTGACCGTCACCGGTTGATTCGCCACTGCAAACACCACATCGACATACTCATACTCCCCAATGGGGACTTGCTTAGGTGAAATACCGCTCATGCAACATCCGTCCTGTCGTGACCAATCTCGACACCCACACACGTTCAGGCGTCAACTGCGTGAGGCTTAACTGGAGGACATGGCCAGTTTTCCATACCCCCAAGCGTTTCTTCACAAATGGTGTCGTCAATACCACCGGCACGTCCCATGTCGCATCAAGTGTCGCGGCGAGGCCCGCACCCGCTGATACTGATAGTGTCCCAGCAACTGTCACGTCATCTCGATCCAACTTCACTTCCACGCGCACCGGAGTCGAAAACGACTGTTGCATGTCCACAAACACTCGGTCGAATCGCTTTTTTCTAAACGCATCCCCCATGTCCAACCACCCTGTGGTTAGTTCGAACAATGGCGATCCGATATAAAACGTATACGTGCCATTCGAGGGAATTGTCACGGCACGGTCAAAATACACATCTGTGCCTGCCGCCACCGTGCTGATGAATCGACGAGCGATCAGTTTCCCAGTGCTGTCTACAATCGACACTGTTTGGCCTGCGTTCGATGCCCCATTCACATTATAGAGACCACTGCTGGCAAAAAACGTCAATGTGCCTGCGGAGGCAGACAACGTACCCGTCACCGTCCCCACACTTGGCCCATACCCATCCCACGCCACTGCGCTGTCGAAGTGAAACAACGACACGCGACGATCGGTGAGAAACAACCGTTGTTCGTTTGCAGAGTTCCATCCTGTGGCCAGTGCCCCGATCCACATCGGATCCCACTGACTTGCACACCACTTACCCACGCGATAGTTAAACGGCACCATCGTGGTGTTCTGCACATCGCCCACGTTCGGATACGCCCAGACAATCGTTTCGCTTTGTGGATCCCACCCGGAGATAATCTGATGCCCACCGCCTAACGGGGCCTCAATCCGCCCAAGTAGTTCCATGCCGATCTTCACAATCTGCCCGTTTTGATATACCACCGGGCCAAACTGCGGGCTCCACCACGCCACTCCACCATCAAACTTCACCATCGACCGCTTGCCCACACAGCCGACATTGAGATCAATCGGCTTCACCGTCCAATACTGCGGGTCTTGCCCAAAGATCCCATACGTGCCCGTCGTTGTGGTTACAAGGATTATTTCATCTTCCAGCGTCATCAGCCCGGTGATTTCCCCGCCGTCGGGTGTCGCGAAGACTTCACAATTTTGTGGGGGAAACGCATCAGGTGTGTCAATGCGGGACCAAAAAATCTTCCGCGTCGATGCCGCGATGAGCCGTCGATTTTGCACCGCAAGATACGATATTTCCGTGGTGAGTTGTGCATTTTCCCCGAGCAACGGCAGGGCGATGATGGCATCCGCGATTTCTTCGGCCGTGAGATCCACAAACACCGACGTTGAAGCGATAGGAATATTCCCATCCGTCGTAATCAACTCATCTGTGTTGTTGCGTGGGTCAGTGACCAAATACGCTTCGGCTTGCGTGCTTCGCCGTTGGAGATACACGCGCCATGTCGAGGACTTCACCGTCAATGCGGTGATATCGACACGTAGCACCACCGGGCCTTGATTGGGCACGAGATTGGTATCAATCGTGCCTGCAAGCGCCCAGTCAGACTCAGCCCCAGTCAACGGCTCATACGCCGTCACATAGACATCATATTCGTCCGCTGGCAAGCGCACTGTGGGGATGCTCGTGGATTGTTGGCTCACCTTACTCGCCACGCCTTGAGGAACGGCAAGGCCAAAGGGCACGTAGCTTTTCCCCAGCATCGACCGCTTTTGCGTCCCTGCGACAAGAAACAACCGGCCGTTCATCACAGCACTGTCGATGTTTGCGACGAACTGCGGGGGAATACATACACCCGTGTAGGGAAAGTCCGAGGGCGGCGTGAGTATCTCAGTGCTGGTATCGTCTTGTTTTTTATACGCCAATGCCCCAGAAGCGTCGATCATCGCGAGATACCGCGTATGCTGTAGTCCGTCCCCCTCGGGATAGTTATACGGAGCCATATACCGAATGTCTGTTAGATTCGTTGCGCTCACAAACCGCGTGCCTGAGCGCGTGCCGATGATCGTCTGGCCACCGGCTGTTTTCCAAAACTGCGTATTCTTCGCCTCCAACACCGCTTCGGCGCTGAGACGATCGCTGTCGAGGCTTTTGACCACCCCGTCAGCCCAGTTGGAAATTTCGTAGGTAAATTCCTCAGCCATCGTTATACTCGCTCGATCATTCGAATCCTACGCGCCCGTGCGCCAAGGCTTCGGGATTGTTGATAGTTCTGCTTGAGGCCCAGATGCAACTGTTGAGATTGGCGCTGCCAGCTTTCCATCTCTTCCGCCGTCGCCCGCGTGAATCCCGGCAACAGCAACAGCGCGTCATATTCCAACACATCCCGATAGGCATCAGGGACTTGTGGGAGTTGATAGTCATACACCAAATCAATCGGCTTGACATAATACTGATACTGCAACGTATGCGTGGTCGTAGGGGTTTGGACCAACTCCAACTGCTGATATTGCTTCACCCACTCATTCGCCGCCAACGTCAACAACGTCACACTGCCACTTGTGACCGTAATCGTCCTCGTCCACGTCGCCCCGGTTTTGATGATGTTCGAAATCGACTGAAAACTCGTCGTGGATGTCAAACTCGCCCACGTGGATCCACTGCTGAGTGTTTCCTCCACCCACTGGCCGGTCGAATCCAAGCCTTGGATCACCACACCATTCGCTGCGGCTTCATTCCCACCCGAGGGCGTCACCACTACAACACCCGCCACCGTCGGTTGCCGTTGGACACCATTGATCGCCACAATACGAAAACGCGACAACTGCCCTTCGCTCGACGTAAAACCATCTTCGGCTTCCAGCAGGGCCTTTGGCGGGATCTCTTCCAAATACGTTGGATCCTCCCCACTCTGCCGCACGAACAGCATGGAGAGAAAATTCTCCGGCAAGGCATACGACGTCCTGCCCACCGTCACGTTCAACGTCATCAACGGCGACAGCATGAAGTCCAACTGTTCGCTCGACAGCAAGCGCCGTTGGGACTTATCCAAGCTCTGCTTGACCAACGTCCGCATGAGCCCGGTGTCATTTTCATCCGCCATCCACTCCAAGACACTATCTTGGAGTTGCTTAAACGTCTTTGCCATCGTTTAACCTACGATCCTTTAGGCGTAGTAATCCACATGCAGCACACAGTCCGAACCGCCACTACGGATCGCTCGGAACTGCTTGACCTTTTGATACCCCGCCAGCGGCAAAGTCTCACCTGCCGACAACAGCTTGCCATTCGATCCACTCGGCGTCGAACCGTCGAGGGTGTAATAACACGCATTCGCCACCGCTTGCAATACTGCCGCTTGGGCCTTTGCCTTGTTATTCAACGCATTGGCGGTGTTATCAACCTTCGCTGTGGTCAACGGCAACGCCGTGGTGCTCACGGTCAACTGCTCCGACCCATACACATTCTTGCCCGCGAGAAACGCATAACTATCAGCCATTGGCTATCTTCTCCTTGTATTCCTCAAGAGTCATCGACCCTTTGTCCTTGTTACACGGCCCACACGCGGGGACCACATTGTGCTTTCGGTGTTCACCATCCCTAGAGAGTGGCGTCAAATGCTCCAGTTCTAACCACTCCCCTTCGGCTGGGGGCTCGCCACAATACGCGCATTTGTGATCGAACCGTTCGAGAATCTCTTTCCACTCCAACAGCGTCAACCGTGGCGGGCCATGCTTCACCCGGAGCATGTGGTTCTGGGTGGTCTTCTTCCACCATGTTTTCAACATGCCCCGATCGCGCAGACCCTTGCGCTTCTTCTTACTTCCCATCAAACAATCCAGATGTCGTCGCCCACGGTAAAAACTTATTCAACGATCGTTGGTGCAGCCATTGTAGCAACCATTTATTGACTGCATTTAATGCCCACACAATACTTCGACGTATGTGGCGCGTTGCCGCATACCTATGCATGTCTGGCAAATTTGTGAGATCCTTATACCACCAATGCCAGCAACACGACTGCAATTTTAGCAACCGCCGACTTAGGGCACTGAGCAACTTATCCATTGAACTCTTTCCCGGTGTAACCTACCGACGGGATGCCTGCGATCCGGTTGAAGTTTGCTTCAAACTCATCCAACGTCGGATCCAACACCATCCGCTCCTGTTGCCGCTGCAAGATCGCTCGGGACTTTCTCAAATCCTGCGCCTTGGTATCAATCTCCCGCTCCATGCGCTGGAGGTGTTCAATCAACGTCGTGTCCAGCGGCCAATGACATGCGGTCCAGTAGTGATTATACCCCTTCGCCTTACAATGCCGACAACTGACCATTTCCGTCCTGCGGGTCGGCGCGCTTAGTTCCAGCCCACACTGCGGGCACGCGAACTTCGATCCTTGCTTGACGCTCATGATCCACGCAAAGCCATCCTTTGCACGAATCTGATCGTCATTATACGGATCACGCTTGATCGGATCAACCGCTAGTCCACGCCGAACCTTTTGCTCCACATGCCACTCACCGAATTTGTCTGACCACCGCACGCGGATTTTGCCCCCGAACGTCCGGTCGAGGTCAGTTTGAAAACTCTCTGGAATCGTATAAATGCCCATTGACACTCACCTCCTTTAAGGTGGTATTATAGCACATTTTTGTCTGAAAGGCAACAAAAAAGGCCCCCATTGGGAGCCTTCTTTGCCTTCTATCCTGTCGCCTGCGGTCCTATGCCTCTTGCGAGAACGTGCCCATCAGGTCATACGCGAACCAACCGTCCTTACCATCACACTCGATAGTAAAGCCATTGCCCACGGCGTCTGTTGCGGTGACAAACAACAGATCCTTGTTGTCCGTGGGGGTTGCCCCCGGCACACGAATCTGGTCCACCGCGTTCGGGCTCACGCCATGACCCGTGCCGCTGGTCGCAGCGGTCTTGATCACAAACGTGTAAAACACCCCCTTGAGTTCCGGGGTGACTTTGGGGAGGTTGAAGTTAAACCCCACGGCCGAGTTCCACTCGCACAGCGAACCCGACTCACTCGCCTTCAACGAATACACCGCCGTGGCGGTAATACGATTCCCACGCCGACGGATGGGGAATTTGAGGGTCTTTGAAATATCTGCCATCTTGTTGAATCCTTTCTGTTATGGCTTTAATGAGAAGGAGCAGAAAGCTCCTTCTCATTTTCACCAGATTACTGCACAGTCAGACTAGGCCGCCCTAGGCCGCCCACACGTCGTTCAAGCCGAGGATCACGCCGTTCTGATTACGAACCTTGCAACCCAGTTCCTGATACACATACGCGGTCGCGCCGAACGCATCGACATCACCACCGGAGATACGATAGAACACACTGCCGTCCTTATCGATCCAGTCCAAGGGGGCCATCTGCATGATCGCCATCGAACTCGGGGTCAAGGCGAACAGCGCATTCCGGCGGCACTGCACGTCGGTCGCAATTGGACGACCGTTGTAGGCGATGGTTTCAAAGCCACCATCCAACTTCATCGTATTCGTAAACATGCGCTCATCGCGGCAAATCTTCAAATACGTGTCCGCCATCGAAGGATGGCAGTGCCACAGCTTAATCTCGCGCTCATCAATCGCGCTTTCCGCCACGATGCGGCTCAAGAGTTGCTGCATGAGATCGAAGGTCAAATCCTGACGCGAGGAGTCCGCACCCATGACCTTGGCCTTCCAGTCCGCGTAGGTCGCCACCGGCAAGCCGTGCAAACCGCCGCTCAGGGTCAACGGATTCGCATCCGACACGATCGCCTGCAAGCCCACCATCTCCGACCGAAGGGTATCCGCGTAGATCGCATAGTCACCATCCGCCGTGCCCGAGGGGTTCGTGCCGGTGTAAGTGAACGCGGTCGAGGTCGCGCTATCCGCACCACGAGTCAACACGAGATCGGTGCCCAACAGCGTGGTGTGGTCGGATGCGTCCACGACATCCACTGTCACCGCCGTCGCGCCGATGTAGCTGGAATTGACCGGATTGCCGAGGTTGTCGTCCAGATCCAACGGAGTGAGGTTGTCTGCCGTGGTCCAGTACGCCAACGCGCCAGTACCATCGCCATTCAACTGACGATTCAATTCCCGCTTGGTGTCGGTCATCGAACCCTTCATTTCGCTCTCGATCGCCCGAACAAACGAACCCCTGGTCGAACGGGTCGCAGCAATCGCCTTACCGCTCACGCGGATCCGCGAATACAACTGCTTGACCGGCACGATCGCACGGACATAACCCTGCGTGCCAGCGGTCGGCAACGTCGCATCTTCTGCACGAGCCTGCGCACTCGCCGTGTTACGGCCACGATGGATCGCGAACACGAAGTTCCCGCCTTCCACCGGCACAATTTCCTTCTCCAACATCTTCAACAACGGGGTGCTGTTGTTCAGCAACTCCTGCATCTGGGGAAGATAGACTTCCTTCAGAATGGGTGTTGCTGCGGTTCCATAATCAAAACCTGGCATATGTTCTTACTCCTTTGAATCGTAAAACGCTTTTGGCGTTTTACATCGTTTCCATGATTGCTTCCGCACGAGCCCGCAGCGCATTCCAATCAATCGTGCCGTCTTTCTTCAACGCGATCTTTGGCGGTGCCGTTTGTGCTGGCGGAGCGTGTCCGACGAGTGGGGCTTCCATCACTGTCTTGGCCTGTGCCACGGCCGCTGCGGTTGATTGCTGTGCCAAGCGCCCCTGCACTGTGCCAGCCCATTCCTTGGCGAACTGATGGAGGAATTCAATCGCTTGATCGGTGGTAATCGCACCCATCTCCAGCGGTCGAAAACGCAAAATCTGTTCAGCTTTCGGAGTGATCTCCGCAAGCAGTTTCCCTTCAGGACTGTTCAGGACTTTTTGAACTTCCTGCGTGAAACGCTTTTGATCCTGTGCAATTTCAAACTCTTCTCGCGCTTCCCAACGCTCTCGTTCCAACGCTTGTTGGACACCAGCTTGATCCTGCTGTCTCACTTGTTGAAACTGTTGCGCAAGTGCGATCATCGCTTGTTGCACTTCACCGATGGTGGCAATCTCTTGTGGATTGATCTTTGGACTCTCAGGCTGCGGTTGGTTGCCCCTCTGAAGCATCTCTTGATACAACCCTTGCACGGCTTGCGCCTGCTGAGTCAAATACGCTTCCTTCTGGGCGTAGTACTGTTCCAACTCACGCTGTTGCTTGGCCACGGCTTGCTGACGTTGTGTGAACACATCAGTCCGTTGCAACATTTCCTGATACTCACTCGCCTTGACAATTTTTTCCTCACCATTGACCTTGATCTTGATGGGAGTCTCCGGCGACACGTCCAATGGAGCCGGAGGAGTTGTCGGTCGTGCTTCGGCTGGTTGTGCGACTGGTGCGGGAGTCTCGACTGCTACCGGCTCGGCCTTTGGGGCCTCCGGATAAAAGCCTTGTTGTTCCAACATCGCTTCAGCTTGGCTGGCGGTGTCCTTAAACACATCGTTTGAATCTGACATTCTGGTTACCTCATAGAGTCCACATCGGGTTGCTCTGGAAACGCACTGCTGGTAAGACTTGGTGCGTGTGGTTGTTTGTTAGTGCTGTCTATACGGGGGGTGGACCGCTTGGTCCTTGTCCCCCATCGGGTGGTGGGCCTTGCGGCCCCTCTTCAGGTGGTGGAGGCCCATTGGGGCCTCCGGGTGGCCCGCCTTGTGGGCCTCCCATGCCGGGTGGTGGTTGCTGAAGCATCTGCATCTGGCTCAGGTTCTCGCCCAGACCAAACTCCTGTGCCATCATCAACGCATCCATGGGGTTGATATAGTTCAAGTGCACAATGGCGTGCCAGACGTTCTGTTGCCACTGTTGTGGTGTCCACTGCGATGTTTGTGGGGACTTGAACAAATCCGTGTGCAATTCCCAGTGCAACATGTGGTCTTCCCACGGTTGGGGCTTCTGGACCATCTCGGCCCGTTCCATCATGATGTTTTCCAACTGCGCCTGTTCACTATCCCGTTGCTGTTGGTCGGTGTCGAAGTCCGAAAAGCCTGTCCGGAGGATCTCATTCACCCGCTTCAAGACCTTTGGGTCTTGGGGATTGCCAAACATGCCATCGCCAAACATCTGCCGGAACATGTCCATCCGGGCCGTTTTCATCATCGGCTGGAGTTGCTCTGGCTCGATGATCACATCGGCTTGTTCATCGATGGATTGCTGGCTGAATTCGAAAACTTCCGGGATGTTGTTCTTGCCGCTGATCGACACCAACCGTGGGATGTCATAATGTGTTTTCATCAAGTGACGAATCTTGATATATGCTTCTCTCAACGCATACGCATTGCGTTGGATGGTCGGTCCGTGGACTTGATCCGCTGCTTCTTGCAACAGGTTCGTCTGGAACCCGCTGTTAGAACCACCCGCGCCACCAATCGACGACGGATAGATCATGCTCACATCATCCATGTCCTTCTTCAGCGTCATCAACATCTGCCAGCCGTCGTTCAAGACACTGGCCGGTTGAAGGAAGTGCGGATTAGGAATATTCGGCAACGCCGTGTAGGTGATCTTTTCTCCCGCTTCGTTATCATAGGCGTCCGGGGCTAGATTGCTCTGCGCTGGGACCATGAACTTCGGGAACATCTGAAGGATCAAATGCTCATCAATTTGGGAGTGAATGCGGTTGTAACGACTCTGGAGTCCAATCAGTCGTTCAACGAACGCATCGGGATAGAACTGTCCCGGCGCGGCATCGTCGGAGAATTCCACAAACGGATAGGGGTTTTCGGTCAAGAACCGAAAATCGCCCGGCAACGTAGGTTCATTTCGCAGGAGCTTTCGTCCCGCACACACCACATACCGCCCAGCAGGATATTTCGCACAGGGAGCGGTAAACGTCTCAATCCTCAGCACATGACTCGGGTCTTCTTCCTGCTCGTCCATGGCCCGTGAGCTTGAGGCTTGATACCGACTACCAAGATCCGCAATCTGGCGCTGGTAGAAAAACACGTCCTGATCAATCATCTCGGCTTTGATCTGGCCCTTGATGTTGGGATATTTTTCCTCCAGATCCGCCACCTTGACCAGCTTCGCCCGCATGATCTCAGGCTGTTCGCCTAGGGTCTCTAGCCCCGGATCCGTGACCAACAGTTCAAACGCGCTCACGAAATCCACACTCACATCACCTAAGATCGGCTGCGTCTGCCCATCCAACTGGGTCTGGCTCATCGCTTGGGGATCAAATCGAATTGCCCAGAACGCCTTGCCGGTAATCGGCACCCACTGCATGGTCCGCATCCACTTCTGGGGCAGATCCGCTTTGCGGGTGATATACTCCAACGCTTTCTGACTGGCCCGGGCGTTGGAAATATCCTCCCGATCGGTCGTCGCAGGCACAACTTGTGGTCCCGGCGGAATCCGCGTGAACTTCGCCGTCCGAGCGGTGTACTTTGACTTGATCAGATTAATCCTGTGCCGCTGACGGTGCTTGGGCTCACGCTTGGTCTCCAAGCGATTCATCTCAGCATTCCACCGGACATCCGGGAAACCCCTCAGGGCACTCGCGTTCAGAAACCACTGGATTTCCATTGGCCGACGCAGGCTCCGGCGCTTTTCATACTTGGAATAAATCTCATTGACCAACGCCGGGTCGTCAAGCGGATCGATCATCGCTTCCGTCGTGAACTCAGGCACAACTCCGCCCAAGGCAGCAGTCGGGTCGGTCATCTGGGGTTCAAACATTACTCATCCACTCCTAGGAACTTAAACGGATCCTCAGCCAGCGGTTCCCAATCAGTATCTTGTTCTTGATTAAACAGGCGTTGGTCCAAATTCGACGTGCTGTTGGGGTCACTGACCACATACTGCCCCAACAGTTGCTTGGTGATGTGATTCTGTTCAGATTGGACTTGAAACAGCGATTGCACCAGTTGATTCATTTGCCGTTGCTGTTCGGCTTGTTGATCCATCATCTTCGTGACGATTGTCAACAACACTGATGGTTCTTCTGCCTTCGAACCTACTGCCTTCGAACCTACCAACCATCCCATCGTAGCTCCTCCGTTTTCTTCTTGTTCTGGGCGACGAGTTGCTGAAACAATGACGGTTCAGCTTTTTTTACACTCACCGTTGGATAGTTCATCAAACTTACGTGTGCTAACATGGCACAGACTGTCGCGATATCGTCCTTGCGACCCGGTGGGGCTGCGATTTGAACTTGGCCCAGTGCGGTGCGCTTTTTGTTCAACTGACTCAACTGCTGTCTGATTTCCGGCACATCTAACAACTTGATCCTTCGCGTCTGAAGCAACTTGTTCAAGCTGTCATAAATCGCCGCTTTGGACTTCGAACTAAACGTGTGTTGGACGATCGAAAACCCCATCTGCATGGCCATCGATTGCAAACTGTCCATGTGATGCTGGTCGCTGTAAACGATGTTCAGTCCCCATTCTTTGAGGAACTGCCCGACTTGCACCAAGATCACATCAGGTTTAAGCTGTATACCAGCCTTTTTGTCCGGTGACCAGACTTGCAGAAAGTCCTGAATCACAAATCCCTTCTCGTCCATGTGGCCGATGGAGAAGGCAAAATCATCATTCCTGAACGCCGGGTCCATCACCGCAACGTAGTTTGGCCGCAAGCCACTCCGCTCGACCTCGTGACGTCTACGGACTTTGATGTTTTTATCCGTGCAGCTATCGACCAACGCGCCGGGGATGAAATTACTCTGGCTGCTGACGAATTTCGCGAGAGACTCTCGGACGAAGATTTCAGGATCCCGCGCATAAATACGCTCAAGGGCCTTGCGGCTGATCTTGGGGTTCTCCATGCTCGCGGTAGACGCTGATAGCACCAAACAGTCCTTGTATTGTCCCCGATCCTCAGGCAACAGAAACTGCCCATCCGTGCCTGCTCGGCAGTGTTCCCAGAGGAGTCCCTCCTCTGTGTATGGGGTCGAGATCATCAAAATCTTGCCATGGGGGAACTGCGCTTGAGCATTCGCGAAGGAGTTCAGGACTTCGTAATCTGGGTTGGCGTTATCAGCGGTTTTGTACCAAAACGCCACCTCGTCCATGACAAGAATCGGGACCGAAATACCACGACCGCTTTTGATCGTCGGGGGACTCGGTTCGACGGTGATACCGTTCCGGAATGTAATACTGTCACGGGTATCGGTGATGATTTCCTTCGCCAGCCGGGGGTTTTTCTGAGCGAGAATACTCACATACCGCATGTTATTCTTCGCTGTGGCCAGATCCTGTGCGACATACGGCACGATCACTGGCATTCCGGGCATGGCATGCGCGAGGTGGCCACCGAACAGGATTTCATACAACAGGATAAAGCTGGAGATCATGCT